CGAGGCCTCTCGGCCCCGTCTTCTGTTTGGGGGGTGGTACCCCCGAACGGTCTCGCGCTTCCCGCTCCCTGGCCCTTGGGCTATAGCCGACTGATCAGCTACCAGTCGTACCAGGGGAGGCCGTTACCTGCGATACCCTCAGGCTAGCTACCTGAGGGTTTCCATCGTCATAACCTTTACCAAAGGAGCTTATCAATGGATAAGGAAACCAAAAAGTTGCTACTTCGCCTGGGTGGTCTGAGCCTCGGCCTGACCGTCCTGACGAAGCTTCTGCTTCTTCCGGTTCCTCTTGCCATTGAAGTTCTCCGTCTTGGAGGACTGCTATGACGATCCTTGGACCCTATTACTCTGAGTCCGTTAATGGTTCACCATTGACCAAGACGAAGGTAACACGCAAAGAGCGATACAAGACAACTCGTCGAGAAGTCGCTCCTTATATGGTCGTTACTTCCACCGCCAATATTCCAGGGCGGTGGGTCTCAGACGCGGACTATATCGCAAGTGCGCAAGTCTGGGGTAACGGTCAATCCGCACGTCAGTATGCTCGCGCATATGACTCTTTCATGGGCAAAGTGCGTGGTGGTCTCGATCGGTCTGATGCCATCGCCAACCTTGGCGTGACATTTGCCGAATGGGGCCAATCCCGCAGTATGATCATGAAGCGGTTGCGTGATGTGAACGTGCTGGTCAATGCAGTTCGTAAAAGAAATTTTGCGAATTTTCTTTGGGGCCTTGGCCTCGAAGTGCCTGCATCAGCGCGCGATCATTGGAAACGCCGAAAGGGTGAAGCAATCGAGGACGAAATCCTCGAGTACTCTTTCGGTTGGGTTCCGTTGTTCCAGGACATCTTTGCCGCCGCAAGGCAGCTAGGCCGCGAGTTTCCAACCTCGCGGGTAACTGGAGCTAACTTCCAAGGAAAGGAGGTATCCAATGAGGGTACCTACCTCTGGAGTTACACCTCACTTATGTGGGTGCGTGTTAGCGCCGATGTCGTGGTTTCAAACCCGAATGTCGCGCTAGCCAACTCGTTGGGGTTGCTTAACCCAGCGAGCGTAGCTTGGGATGTGGTGCCGTTCAGTTTTCTGATCGAAGGGTTCGTTCCCCTCGGTCGTTACCTGGAGTCATTCACAGACACGCTCGGGTTCTCTTTATCGAACCCAGTCGTCAGCTACCAATCGTCAGTAGTGGGGACCTTCCGGCCTTCCTCTTCACAAGAGGGGACGGCCACAAGTCGGTTCTACCGTCGTACGATCCCAACGGATCTTGCGATTCCCACACTGTACTCTCGTATTCGTGTGCCCAACATGAACTTTGGCTATGCGGTCACGCTGTCCGCCTTAGCTGTTCAACAATGGAAGGCTTTCAAGTCCAGCTAGGTTGCTGGCACCTTCCACTCACCCAAAGGAGCTACTCATGCCCACGATGCAAAACATCGCCGTCAAAGACAGTGCCAACGTCGACAAGACCTTCACCGGCATTTCGCCGGGTGGCCCTGGCGCCCCTGCCGTCTGGCGCCGTGAAGATATGACCTCGCTTGCGCCTGGTCATCGTCCCACGGTCCAGCAGTCGGTGCGCGACGCCAACAAGTCCGGGACCCTGAAAGAGGTGTCGGTTGTCACCAAGTGGCCGGTCGTCGTGACCGACCTCGCTGGCAACAACAGCCTCCAACGTGTCCCTTACATGGTCACCAAGCTGTACATCTCCGAGGACGTGGCTGACGCCTCGACCCTGGAGTTGGTCACCCAACACACCAACTTCGTCGTCAATGCGACGGTGAAGGAAAGTTTCAAGAACCGCACTCAGTTCTTCTGAGTTCGGCTTGATGTCGCCCGGGAGGGCGACGTGTTGTCAACCGTACAGAAAGTGAACCATGGACAAGCAGCTTGCGAAGGTTTACGGCCGTCTTCTTGCGGCCCGTAGCTCGCCTCTTGCTTCTCGAGCCTCCCGGCTCTTGCAAGATGGCGATACCCTGGGGTTGGTCTCGCTTGAGATCAATCCGCTTGACTACATTGATGCCCGCTCGTACCACTACGATGCGGTATTGGCAAACTTCTTTAAGAAGACTCCTTTCGATGTCGGCATTAAAACCGCTGATGTTGCGAGGTCCACCTTCTGGAGCTGTGAGCTCATCAATAAGCGAACCAACGATAGACTCCGTGTGTGGCGCGAGCGCCATATCCACAACGGCCCTTACGAGGCCTCGGAGGTGCCTATTGCCCAGTTTATCGACCGGGCTAGGTCATTCATTAAGTCTGTCCTCGGACGTGTTCCAAACACGCTCGAGATTCGCTTTGGTCCTGGTGCTACGTACCTCGATAAGGCACCGCGTAATACGGTACCTGATAAAATCGAGAACACAGAGCTCGCCGTCTCGACTCGGGCACTCCCCTACCTTCCGCTGTTGATGCGGACTGCCTGGGGCCGAGTTTGGATGGCAACCGGAAAGGCTCCTTTCATAGTTGATTCGGGGCGGTTCACTACCGTCCCGAAGGATGCGAAGAAGGATCGATGCATTGACGTCGCCCCCGCTGCCAACGTGAGTTTGCAGTTAGGGGTCGGCGCCTTTCTCAAGGAGCGGCTCGCAAGAGTTTCGCTCCTCGAGCGAGGTAACGGGCGTTTCGAGGATGGTACCTCGGACGCCCAAGTCAAGCACCGTCTTTGGGCTTGTCGTGCTAGCCGGGATGGCAAGCACGCTACTCTAGACCTTTCTAATGCTAGTGACACCATTAGCCGCGAGCTCGTCAGGTTACTTCTACCTGACGAGTGGTACGAGCTACTCGCTGA